GTGATACCGTCATACATGGAGAAGATATATTAAGAATAAAAGAGGGACTTGTTGAGCCAAAGTACAGAGTGGGTTTTGATAGGAATACTTGGATCTGGGAAGAAGCGCAAGAGGGACACAGTTACTTACTAGTTGCTGATGTTGCTCGCGGCGATGGAGCAGACTCTAGCACTTTTCATGTTTTTAAACTTCAAACAATGGAGATAGTTGCTGAGTATAAAGGTAAACCAACCTCAGATCTTTTTTCTGAAATACTTTATACAACTGGTTTAGAATATAAAGAGGCAATGCTGGTCGTGGAAAACAACAACGTAGGGTTTCATGTACTAGAAAAGTTAATAGAAAAAGGCTATAACAATGTTTACCATAGTAAAAAAGGCTCTCATCAATTTGTGGAACAGCACGCTGCTTTGGGCGATTCATCTGTTGTCCCTGGTTTCACTACGTCTCTCAAAACAAGACCTTTAATAATAGCAAAGTTTGAAGAGTTCATAAGA